ATGCCAAACCATCCCACACTGATTACCGACGCTACCGTGCAATGCGGGTTCCCGCTGCCTGCACAGGCAACCATGCACAAGCGCCTCGATCTTAACGATCTGCTAGTCAAGCACCCCGGTACAACATACTGCGTGCCAGTCCGTGGCGAATCCATGCGTGATGCAGGTATTAACGATGGCGATACCGTTCTAGTAGATACCTCGCTCATAGCTAAGCATGGGTATATCGTGCTGGCCGTGGTTGATGGAGACTACACAGTGAAACGCCTGTACAACCAAAACGGCATCATCAAACTAGAAGCTGCAAACCCCGACTTCCCAGACATCGAATTTAAGGACGGTCAGGAATTAACCGTTTGGGGGGTGGTTACTTGGACACTCAAGCCTCTTTTATAGCCCTACCGCACCATACTGCGGCCTCTAGCAGCATCATACGCAGCCTCACAAGCTAACCCTGCTACTCTGCTTCTGTCAGCCTCTGCTGCATAGATGCCCGCCAAGCCATCAGATTGGCTAAGCAACTCGGCAAACATTCGGATTGCGGTGTCTGCTGCCTCGCGCTCTGCGGCAGCGGTGGCAAGCGCAACGCCTCGCCGGTAGCGGGTAGCATATTCTTTGGCTGCGTCCCGCACGCGCTGATCAGCAGCAAGCCGCTCAGTAATAGTAATTTGCTCAAGCTGCTCTTGTGTTTCACGATCCCTAACCTCCATTGCTTCTGTGAGCTCATGCTCAATCTGACGCGCTAATGCCTCCGCATGGGCAACATCCGTCATGCGCGCGGCTAGCTCTAACGAGTGCTGCGCCTTTAATTCGGCAAGCTGCGCCTCATAACGCCAGCCCTGTACATTCCATGCGAACAAAAAAACAGCCGCTGCAATAGCGGCCCATCCCAAATACGATTTGATTGCGGTCATTGCACGGCCCTTAACGCTCTAGCATAGAAAGCATCCCACGTATGACGATGCGGCTTACCGGGTCGCCAAGTGCGAATATACAAATCCCATGCGCCCTGCGCATCACCTAGAACTGGCAGCTTACGTGGATCCGTCCATAGCAGCAGCCGAGCAAACGCAGCCGCCAGCACAGGGTCATACTCCAATCTGTCCCATACAGTCCGTGCATCCGGCTCTACGCCACGTTCAGCACACACTAAAAGCGCATGCTGTTTACTGCTTGCATGGCTCAATACGCCACGCACACCTCCACCACGTTCAAACTGCCAATAGCCTCGCGCTGGTCCCTTAGCTTCTGGCCTTCCCTGCACGATTTGATATGTGTATTCAAAACGGCTTTCCTGTAAGCCCATGGCCAACATCTGTACACGCGCCTCTTTGCCATCCATGCGCTCAGGCAGCAAGCGCAACGCCGGATCGACGGCCCGCCTAATAACTTCACTTAGTTGCATTTCTGCGCCCTCCACCACTTTTTAAATCTGCACCAGGTCAAACGTTTTTTGAGCAACATGTGTCGCACGCACAGCATCGCCAAAGCCACGTTCAACGTTACCTCCGCTGTACGTCCTGCCGAATAGCTACCGTGTGGGCTTAATATCACGCCCATAGCTGCTAATGCAGCAACGCTGAATAACACACGGCATGTTGCTCCACACTGCACTCGCTTAGAAACTGCCCCCCACGCCGCCCACCCACAAATCAGCAGGCACGCAAAAATATTGAGATATGCCACCTTAGCCTCTCCCACCGCCGCCCCAGCGGCTCATGATGAACTGCCATAAATCAGCAGCGCGTATTGCCCTGATGACCGACTGCACCCCGGTACCACCGAATAACCCCAACAAAAAACCAATGCCACCAGCATCAGCAGGTGAAACATTTAGGTATCGTGAAATCATCCCAGTTAAAAAATGGGCAATTACCGCTCCGGTGCATGCAAACAAGACAAAATCACGTCTATTACGTAAATCGTCACGCCTAAACCAACTAGCTACCAATGCCCCAATAAAGCCGGTCACACCCCACTGAAACGCCTCAAACTGCTCTAACAACCAAGTCCAAGCATTCAAAACCGTCTCCCCATAAAAAACCCCACCGCTGCATAGTGGCCTCCAATAAAAAAGCCCCAGCCGAAGCCGGGGCAATAAAAAACCCCGATCACTGTCGGGGCTAGATTTCTTCTGATGCTAAGAGCTCTGCTTTTCTGTCAGGCTCTAAAAGTCCCTTGCTTATATATAGGTCAATGCCTGCTTCTACTCGTGCATCAGCTAGATCAACAAACTGTGCAGCCAAGAAGTCGTCATAGACAAGCCCGACAGCAGGGTCTGTGTACGTAGCAGTTTTAATGGCTAGCTGTTCGTTTTGAGTGAAACGCGCACGGAACTCCAAAACACTGAATACGGTTTTATATTGTAGCGGTGGAGGTGGTGGTGCGATGTAGGGCGCTATCTCGCCATACTCACCAGCTAGAGCAGCGGCATATATTGCTCGACCATGTTCTTCGGAATCATGCTTTGATGCGGTGAAGTCTATCCACCCATATTCAGGGTGGTTTAATTTCATATCAATGCTTTCGCCAGTTGAGTCGGCGTAAATAGGTTCTTTTGCTTCAATCATTATGAAATCCTTATAGCTAGGTATACGGCTAACACCGAATTTGTAGTAGGAGAAGCCTTACCAGCATTAAGTACCCTCCAAGTACCCGGTAGTGTGGTAAGTGGGGACTTAGCGGCCATAGTTACCGCACTACCCGAAGCATTAGCATCAACGAACAGCCTAACGTGCACCAAAGCACTGCCAGCCACTGTATCCCCACCATTACGAGCAGAGTCCGCAGTATCCCCATACCTACTCATTACGAGGGCTAATTGCCCGATGGCTGTATACCCCAAACTCTGTTGGGTTGGTGGGATAGCTGGCTTACTAGAAACCTCGTCCCATGTTGGCCAGCGAGTGGCTGTTGCTGGCGCGCCTGTGACTTGCGCCCAAGCGTGAGTGTGGGATGACGGAGCAAAGGCTGTGGGTTTATCAGACACCTCAGCCCATGTCGGCCAGCGTGTAGCCGTTGCCGGCGCTCCAGTTACTTGCGACCAAGAGTGAGTGTGACTCTTCGTCGCATAATCACTAGCACTAGTTATAGCCGCAGTTCCCAACCCCAGATTTGCACGCGCCTGCACCACATCAGAAGCACCTGTCCCGCCTTTATTGACCGGTACAGCGGCTGATAACTGCGCAGGATTTAACTCCGTCACATTTAGCGTGATGTTCGCTGAGCCATCAAAATTTACCGCCGCAGCCGTCGCCCCTCCTGTTAGCGCCATGCTACGGGCCGTCTTTAACTTAGCAGCCGACCCAGAAATACTAATGGCATATTCCGTTGCTAAGTTCCCCCATGAGGTCCCGCTCCATATCTCCCACTTTTTGGCTGCACTGCTCCAACGAATCGTACCCGTTGCAAGGTTAGAGGGTTCACTATTGGCAGGGTCAAACTGCCTAGATACATCCTCTAAACGACCTTTTACTTCTGCCACAAAATTAGGGTACGTGCTTGATAGCGTTGGCTTTGAATGATCTGCCATCTATCCATTTCCTTTGATTGCCCACGAGACTACGCCTGAAGCTCTAGCCCCCTGTTGATTAAAAAGATAAACCCGCATGCTTTGCGCGTAAATACTAGCCCGCCCATTAGCTGCACTGGATCGCGTTTGCACCGTAAAGGTATCTGCCGTTGCTGAGAGTACTTGCACGCGCTGTGACTTCGCTGCACCGCTAATGATGTTGATTTGGACATCCTGACCAACCTCAAAACCATGTGACGCTGCCGTCACAAGCATTATCCCTGCAGCATCAACCACATAAGTACCGCTCTGCACCACGTCCTTAAAGTCATATACGGCAGTCACGGGCGTAGTACCCGCTGGCGTTAACGTGATCGAACTCACATCCAAAAACGTCACATTGAAGTTAGCGACTGTGCCACGCACATCTGACGCTTTGCACTCAACCCGGCCGCCATCGTTTTTCAGCTTCGTGGAAAGCCTGCAACTCAATCCCGTTAGCTGATACAGACCATGGTCACCCACCTGCTCTACCGTAAGAGTGAAGCGTACATACTGGAAGTTCGTGCCAAACACATCACTCATTCCCTCGTAAGGCGTCCAACTCTCACCGTCTAATGACAGTTCCGTTCTGGGTAACAAAGACACTTCACCAGCAAGCGTTTTACCGGTGAAGGTAATCGTCGCTCGACTGGTGGCCACAACCGTACCAAAGTCAAAAACCTCACTGTACGAACCTTTAATCAGCGTGGGCTGGATGTAGATCGGGTACCCAGCATCCACTTGTGCCTGCGGTGTATCCCACGATCGCGTTGCAAAGTGCTGCTCCCATGTTTCCTCTGTGTTAACAGGTAGAAGAACACGAGCACCATCAAGCACAGCATGCACCAACTCCCCGTCTAATGCTGAGATTTGCTCCCCTCTAAACACGAAATCAGGCGGCTCACTGACTGATGCCACAATACTGACTGGCGTAGACTCATGACCATCGGTATCCACTGTCGCCAGCCAATACTGATAACGCCCCGCCTGCAGCTCTGACAAACTGGTAAACGACCCTGACTTCGTGCCAATCTCACGGCCAGTTTCCCAGTCACCCCCCTCCCGCACACGCACATGCGATACAGGCAACGTTGTCATTTCAGGAAGCTCCCAGTACAACAACACGTTGTTATCAATCACCTGTGCACGTACATTTAGCGGCGGTTTGGGTGCAAGTTTAGTGACGGTACGAGAGAACCCTAACGACGCATTCCCTAAGTCATCCACCACCTGCACTGTGAACGTCCGATCACCAATCCAGTCAGCTGGCAGCGTAATCGTTGTGGCTTTAGTTTGCTTTACTACGTCGCCATAGCTCACACGATAAAAGGCCAATCCAAACACGGGATCAATATCCTGCCAATCTAAGGTGACGGTGGCGTTTGTCAGGCTCGTATCAGCAAATTTAATAGCGATATCGTCAATATCCGCTGGGCGTTCAACTGTATAGCTCACGTTTGCTGACACCTCTGAATACAGGCCTGCTGCATTAAGCGTGCGTACATACCAGATAACAGGCACATCAACAGCCCCCGGATGCACTAAACAGCTCGTCGCACTGCCGCGAAACAGGTAATCAGAACCCCAACGCTCATCAGAAAGCGCTACTTCATAAGCCTCTACCCACGCACTGCCACTTTCCTTCCACGCTAAGCGCAGCATGTCGCCTTCCACAGAAACACTTAGCCCTGTTGGCGCTGTAGGTGGATCGACTTTTGCTACAACCACATGCGACGAACTAGCCTGCTTGCCAGCGCCTGCTAACGTGATGGGCGTAACGGTGGCCTGCACCACATCCCCTCGCACTGCCTGCACGACAACGTGACGGGATACCGTTTCCTCAGAGAGCACCTCGATGCCGTTAACCTTAACTACTACACGGCAGCGGACATCTGAAGAAGGTGACCAGTTAATGCGTACATCCACGACGCGCTTGGCTGCATCGGTCACCGTTTCAACAAAACCCAAACCGAATATCCACCCCGCCAGCAGTGAACCATCGCGCGGTGGCACGTGCACATAGGGATTAGATTCACTTGCGTAATAGCCGGCATCATCATCTATAGCCGAAAAACGCACACCGTCATCGCCAAGCGGCTGCACCTCTGTGATTTTGAAACGCCTACCCGGCGTTGCCTGAGGATCAAAAAAGTACGCCCAATCCATGGCTGGGACATCTTGAAAGCGACTATCGCCTGGCAGCGAAAACCCCTGCAAATCGCTGGTGATGGTGACAGTATCGGTTTCCCCTTCTACACCCTCCACATGCACGGTCTTCATATTGCCCTCTGGGTCACGAAGCATCAACACACCAGACCCTGTAGGAATATGCTGAGACAACAGCAACGTCCTGCCATCACAATCAAGCAATCGGCCTGAATAACCCCAAACTGTTAGGTCGTGGCTAATCTCTACGACATCACCACGCGACGCGATCCAGCCTTCAATATCGGTTTCCCAACTCACACGCCGACGGTGCCAGATTTGCGAAGCAGCAATAAGGTTCGCCTCACGCCCTGCCATGTCAGCGTTCGTGCAGCCCTCTAAATCCAACTGCAGCGGGTTCAACGTAGCGGAGGCACCAGGCACTTTGACCCGCACCTCATCCATCTTGTAATCACGCTCTTTGTTGGCAAAGTTCAGGATGATTTCATCAGGCGTATTGTCGTTGATGTAATCCACTTTGAATGAACCTGCTTTGATGTTGAATGGTCCAAACATCCCAACAGACGGCTGATTCTCAGTATCCCACACGACACCCAGCTTGCCACTCTGCCATGTTGGCGATGCACGGCCGCAGCGCGCAATAACCTGCAGCATTTCCGCGCCAGACACTTTTCTATCTAACACGTAGTTAAAACTTAGACGTTTACGGTCACACCATGCTGCCCATGCGCGAATAGCCTCGATATCAATCTGACTCAACGCAAGCCCTGCTCCGTAAAGACGGCCCTTGCCAATCCGCACTTTTCCGAGTGCGAAGAACAAAAACCACCATGCAGGATTACTCGTTACGGTTTGCGTAATAGCCTTGCCATCCCACACAGGCGCTTTCGCTTTTGCTAAGGCACTAAACTCATCTACAGCACCATTTAGCTGGCTCGTTGCCTTAATACGTAACGCCACACGCAACTGCCCTGTGTAGTCCGCATCATCAACCTGAAACGCTAAAATCTGATTGACCGCTACCTCGTTAGACTTACGGCCATTCCCGTCCTTGATATCAGCAGAGACCTTCCACACCCGAATCTCGTAGCGCCCACGCGGCACAGACCACGTAACGCTTTTATACGTTGGCGTTTGCTTAGCCCCTTTTATGCGCGTAATGGCCTGAAAGCCCGTACTTAGCAAAGGGTCTGGCGCAACACCTCTCCACGGCTTACTTTGTGCGTGCGGGTGCGGTACCCAGCGCCAGTAAAGCCATTGCCCATTTACAAGCTCTCGCTCACCATCGGTATGGTCTGCATAGTTCGTAGAGCCATAACCCATCTGATAACCATTGCTACGCTGATACGACCAATAATGCGTAGCATAGGATGACCCAACTTCGCCTGCATCTTGCCAAGAGGATGCACCGACCTTTCTGTACTGCACACGGACTTCAACAGAGACATCCGTATATTTCCCTGCGTCAGTAATATTGAATAGCTGGGCTGCTAAATCAACGCTGATTGAGGTCACATCCTCTTCAGTAGTACGGCTATTCACTACGCCTGATTCCAGCGTAAAGCCCTCAATGGTATCCACGTTGCCGGGAAATAGTGTGAGCTTGCCATTGGAGTCCGCAACTTGAATCTGTACGTCTTTGTAGTCGTTTAATGGTGTCATCCCAATCTTAAAATCAGAAAGCTCCACACTGTCAGCCTGCAAGCCGAAGTGGAATAACTGATTCAAATACTGATCGTCTCCCACCCGTTCTGTAAAAGGCTTGGCTCCCATGTCTGGTACAACCCTATGCTCACCAAAAATCAGCGTCATCGGCTCCCACAAACGCATACTGTTACGCCCACCCGAGAGTGAGTACGTAGGGCTCGTCTCGTACTTGCCACCACTGCCTAGATTTGTAGGCTTAGGTGGTGGCAACAAGGCATTAATCAAAATGGAGCCACCTATCATCACCCCTGCAGATACAAGAGAACCCGCCGTTGCACCCCATGCGCCCGCCGCTAACCCTCCAATCGAACCCGAGGCCACCACTAACGCAACCATGGCAACAGTACGCAAAATCTTGCTGCCCCCACCGCCACCTTGCCCAATGGCACGAATAATGATTTGATCTCCAGTACGCGGTATCAGCTTGTCCCACAGCGGCGCAGGCACAGGGCGTCCATTATGAAACACCTTTAGCTCACCTCTGGGTACCACGATACCGGTACGCTTACAGTACGATCCGAGTGTCTCTTTAGGCAGAAATGCGGCCATCACCACTTCACGACCACGGTCGCTCAGCGCATGTGGCAGCACCACCATTGGCGCTCGCTCAATGACACGCTCTACAGCCATTGGTAATACCCCTCAACTTTAAAATGCAGCCGGGTCACATCACGCAACCGTTGTCTCAACACAGAGCCTGCGCTCTGATCCGCATGCAGTACCCACCACTCATCGGCGATCCAGCACATCACCCCGATGTGGCATAAACGACCACGACCAATAAACAGCACTGGGCATCCATCTATAGGGCTTGGTATTTCTTTGGCATAAGACTCGCGCAAGTCCATGATTTGGGTAGCCTGCTCTCGGTACGTCAGCGCATGCGTAGTAGGCAAGCACACTGCTTTACCAAACACCTCAAACGCCACACGCTCTGCCAACGCCGCGCAGTCCCCTGTCTCAGGGATATATGGCAATCCCACATACACATCTGACCAATGCATCAGAAAGCCCCTGGTGTAGTAAACGGGTCGTAGCGCATCGTGACTGCAGGCAAGAGAAACGTGTTCTGAAACCCCAGCTCACTACTAACGGTTTGGTTGTTAATGGAAATGCCGGACATATCCAGCGTCATATCGAACTCAAGTACATCCGGGTACGAACGCAGCACCTGCATAATTCGGCACTTCGCATCCTTACCGCCTCGGCTGTACTCCAGCCACTGCGTAAGTTCGCGGCCAATGTTATCGACGGATAACTGCGCTTTAGGGACTTGCCCTTCCACGTCATCTGGCAAGGTGATATCAAATGGGCAGGCCACAAATTCATGCCCCTGAACCGTAATAGCGATGGAGTCATTTACCACGCGCACTGGTACATCCAATTCGTGATGCATGATTTCTAACAAAACTAGAAAAGGCTCATCCGCGCTCGTTGCAAGCATGTTTTTCTTGGCGCGGGCAGAATATTGACGACTCATAGGCGTAAAAAAACCCGCCTGAGCGGGTATTCCTTCCATAGTTTAGTAATTAGCCAATCATTTCCATTTGGCATTGGCCTTCCCATACAAAACCGGGTGAAGTCCATTTGACCTTGCCGCTAACAATGCGAGTTTTACGTGTAATTTTCGTCAGCGGGTCGTAGTACTCAAACCACCCCGCTCCACCACGCAGCTCATCACGCATCCATTCATCAAAACAGGCCTTTTCTGCCGCGCTTCTTACGAGCACTGTGGCATCCCGCGTAACGATAGCCTTAGTCCACCTAGCACGCTGCTTAGCAATCCCACCATCCATTTCGGTACGCAGTACACCGTAATCAGACTCATCAGAAAAACCATCCAGAAGGATATCGGCATAATCAGGAAATACAGGCAACATCGTTATCCTCCACGTAATTGCCGTTGTCTGGCATAGGGGCCATTTTTCCTATCATCCTCAAGCATGATTTCAATCACCATTCGACCTAACGCATCCTTAGTGATTGTGGGCTGTGATGAGGTAACCGGCTGGCTGGAATTGTTGATGATTTGTACTGATACAGATGGTTGCTGCATCAAGGGCGTTGCCACTGCTTTGCTGGCTTGCGCAACACCAGCATTTGCTGACAACGGCGTTACATATCCACTCTGCCCTGCCATCATCAGCATTTGCTTATTCCCGATAGTTAGCAGCTCAGGAATCCCTAGCTCGTTAACTTCGTACATTTTTCCTGCCGCGACTGGGCCGCCCATCGCTCGACCGCCCCCAAACCCATGAGCGGGCGCATAAGAAGTATCAGACACACCACCGAATAAGTTACCAACCAGTCCAGCCAACGGGCCTGTAATCGACTGCTGAACCGTAATACGAATCATGTCATTAATTATTGAGTCTGCCAGGCTCTTGAAGTCTAATTTCCCGTTGTTAACGAAATTACTCAAAGCATCTGCCATGCCAGAAAAAGCACTTCCTACAGAGCTAGCTACTGCTTGTGAAGATCTAGAAGCCGAGTCGGAGTAGTCCTGAAGCCCCTTAGAAAGCCCATTCACCCACTGACTTTCCACCTCAAACTTCTCAGCAGCTTTTAATTTGAGAATCTGAACCTTCTGGATCTCAGATGTCTCAAGCATACGTAGACGTTCCGCATATGACTTTTCATCGAGCTTTGTTAGCTCTGATTGCTGACCTTCTTCTAGCTTTGTCCTGCGTTCAGCAAAGTCACGACGTATCTCGTTTTCTTTCTCAAGCAGCTCGCGAGCGCGGTCACCAAGCCCAAGCCCTGCAATTTCTATATCAAAGGATTGGCTGAATAAATCCAACTCCCTCTGTGTAGCAGCAAAGATTTTTGACGATTCTTGAGCCTGCTTAATCGCCTTATCAGCCTCCTTCCATGCTTGCACTTGGTCAAACAAAGTCAAAGCACGCGCACGGTCAGCAGCCGACCCTGCCATCGTCGTAATTTTGTATCGCTCCGCCTCATCTGCCGTCATGCCCAGAACGGCATGCTGCTCAGATAGACGCTTAATCAGATTCTGAAGCTCAGAGGCTTGTGCTTTAGGCCCTTTTGTTTCAAAAGCCTTTCTGATACGCGCTTCAATATCTGGGGGGATCATTCCTCCAAATTCTTCTTTTGCTTTTGCTAACTCAGCAGCGAGCTTCTCGGCTTGTGTTGCGTACTTTCCTAACCATACACCTCGCGCTTTGTCTAGTTCTTCGCCCAGCAATCCCTGCGCTTCTGCAGCCTCCCTAGTTGCTGCAGTAAGTTGCAGCATGTGAGCCAAATGACCAGCGAGAGTCTTTTGAGCTGCAGCATGCGATCTTTCTGCGCCGTCTACCGCCCCCGCAAGATCAATCCACGACTGCACGGTTGATGGCGATATAAACCCCGCATTTTCTGCCTCTCTAAATATCCTAACTAGTTGAGACATATCACCCGCAGCTGAATCTACCTCTTCATAAAACTTTCGTAATTGCTCGCTCCTACCTACTCCTCCCTGACTCGCTTGGTACATAAACCCACTAAGCGCGGACTCAAGTTCCTCTTTGGCCTGCTCAAGCTTCGTCCTTTCTTCGCGTATGGCTTGTGTGTATTCCCCTCGCAGCGCCTCATTCTGCGCCACAGTTAAGCTACTCCACTTCCCTTTCAACTCATCTATGCTGCGCCCAAAATCACCAACCACAGATGAAGTATCCGAGAGACTATCCCGATAGTTATATACCGCTAACGCAGCGCTTCCCGCCAAGGCCGCTATGATTCCCACTGGTCCCATCATCAACGACATAGCAGCACCAGTTGCTCTAGCGGCCACACCAAGTGCAGTAACACCTACAGCCGCACCTCTGCTAACGCCCATCATTTCCATCAGGGCCACTTTATATCGTGCAGCAGTAATCGTTGATGAGATAAACGATGCGGACGTTGCCACAAGCGACATCACCAGACGTCCTGCCAACACTGTCGCCAGAAGCTGCACACCTACTGTTAGTCCATGAACCGCAGCCTGCGCCTCACCCGAACTAAGCACATCATTCAGCTCATTTAGTCCCGCTGTTATAGGAGCGAAGAAACCGTCCGATCCTGTTGCAAGGTCTCCTGCTGTGTTAAGCAGGGAGGCCCAAGCACCACCAAACGTATCTCGCGCTGCTTGTGCCGCCCCCTTATAGGACTCTTCCAGCGCATTGAGAATAATTGCCTGCGCTTCTGCTGTTCTACCTGTTGCTTCAAGGTGCTCTACAAGTTTTTTCTGTTCCTCATTAAACCTGAAGCCCTGCCTGGTCAGTGACGCTAAACCTTGGGAAGGAACATCAAGCGCTCGACCAATCGTCTCAGCAGCAGACTTGATTGTCATGCCAGTACGCGCGGCCATGTCAGCAGCTGATTGCATAGCTCTTGGAAACTCTGCCTTTGCTATACCTGTAAACGCAAGCAGCGTGTACTGAGCCTGCGTTATCTCACCACCAGAGAACGTACTCGCACGAGACATTGCTGCCGCCATCTCGTTTAGAGACTCTGTGGTCATAGTTGCCGACCGACCCGTCGACTCCAAAACAGCAGCAAGCTGCGCCTGCTCATTTTGCAGATTGATAGTGTTCTGGCCTATCGTTTTCAAAACAGAAAAAGCCGAATACCCAACAAACCCTGTCGTAAGCATTTTCTGAATGCTTGATACGGAAGTCATATCAAACTGCGAAAATGCGTCACTCAGTCCCTTTGTTGCCGCTGTGGCTCCCCACATTTGAGACTCAACAGTCTTCCCAAAAGACATGGTCGCCGCCTGCGCTACGGAGTACCCACGCGTAAGACTACCTGTATCGGCCGTAAAAACTACGCCGATAGTACGGTTTCTGTCGCTCACTTTGCCCACTCCTCAAGAACGGCAGACTCCATTAACCGCACTGCCTGAAATACTTCTTTGATTTTTTTCTTCCCACTAATCCCATTCATACGGATCGTGGATTCAATTTCCATGGAAGAAATACCAGTACGCACAGGACTACTCATCCCAACCGGTACCCATGTCCAAACCGTCGCTAAGTCAAGAAACACCCTTACGGCATTCTCGTTCTCCGGCCAGACCTCAAACGCCTCTACCTCTTGGCTGACAGACTGGGCTTTGATTGCGTCAATAACCTCTTGGGGCGCACCAAGATGCTCTAACGACTCCAATACCGACTCATCGGGGGAGAAGTCATTTGCCCTACTTCTCCCCCCAGTTGCCCAGAATCTGGCAGCCTCTAGGAGTTTTTTTCTTTCGCGCCTGAGTGAGCACTAAAGAAACCGTGGAACAGGGGCTTAACCAGTTCTGGGTATGTAGCAATAACCTTTTCAAGATTCGCTTTTGTAAGCTTCATCTCCTGCCCAGACTCTTCACTTACCCCGATCCAGCCAACAAGCCGTTCTTGAACAAGCTCCATATCCGTCTTGTATTTCCATACCTGCACTTTCCCTTTTTCGTCAGGGACTGGATCTAGGCCTTGAATACTACGAATAAAATTGTTGTAGCCGTTCTGCAGCGCCTGGAGCTCTGTCAGCGATGCATGCTTGTACTGGGCAACAAACTCGATTTCCTGAAGCTCGCCTTTTTCGTCATAGACCGAGATAGAAATTGGAAAAGCTACGATCGGGCGTTTTGTAACTACAAAAGAAGACATGCCTACTCCTTAGCGAACAACGATTTCAATTTCGTCGTTCCCATCTTTGGGGTTAACGTTTAGATCTAGGCCAAGCATTGCAGTACCGGAATCATCCGAGTAGCTTGGGTTGGTGATCTGCACCTGAGGAAGGTTGATTTCGATGATGTTCCCAGCAGTTACCCCATGAGTAATGCTTAAAGGCTGCTCTGTCGCCTCGATCACCATTTTCGGCCAGTTCAGCTCCGCAATTTTTGGAAGCCGCAGGGAGATATTGCCCTTGGGCTGACGGTCCGTAATTTCCGCACCTTCGCACCCGATCATGGACTTCCACTCCAACTGGTTGGCCACATCAAAACTCAACGACTGTAAGCAGCCGGTGTAAGCACCAAAAGACCATTCGGGCGTGTTCTTTTTGTTCACGCCCAATGGCTTCAAGAATGCTGAATAGTCCACCCCTGTCGGGTTAACTGCATCTTTAATGGGAACGTACTCACCTAAGAAGCGAAAACGCATGAACGGAATGCCTTTAGCAGAGACATCAAACGTCACTGTTCCACGAGCATTCTTGATCTCATGCAATAGCCCATCCAAGATGGTATGTAGGGCTATAGTTTCAAGCTCACCAGACACAGGCGTGTAGCGAACATCCACACCTTCTGTGATGGTTTCTGCAAATCCACACGCACGTAAAAGCGGCCCCCATGCAGGAGCTTTCCCCACCACACCAGCCCCTGCCAATTCAACCTCACCTTCAATTTGACCGTACTGCGTCGTCGCGATCTGCCCTGCGTTACCCATGAACGGACGCAGCAAAGCTCGCTCTACATACTCAGCACTTACGGGGGTGATCGTTGCATTGCGCAGCAAGATTGCGTTTGTGGCAGCATCCGGAACTGGATCAACCCCAGCCGTTACATGAAGCTTTGCTAATAGCAAAACCTTTTTCATAGACTTTGCAGCCATGATTACTCCTTTTTAAGGTTGCAGTCGCTGCACTCAGCTGTACGCTGAATAAGCGTTCTGGCACCTGTTTTAGGGTCGCGAATGTAGCTGCCCCCTAGCCCCTGATTTAAATCAGGCAGCGCCTCGGCACCGGTCACCGAAACACTAAGCAAAGCTTCGCCCTGCCCTTGTTCAGGCTCTTTGTTTTTCATGATGTGATTCCTTAATGACTCAGCGAGTCATCTTCTGTTTGGTAGGTGATCAGGTATATCTTTGCGACTACCTGACGTGTGAGGTCACCATCCGCATACTTCGGCTCTACAGTACGCAGCTCATCAACTTGAATAATGCTGTCTTCGGTATAGCCCATGATTACTGGATGTATAAGCTCGAACAAATACTCACAGGCCTCCAAGTGGTCTCTACCTGACGTGTGCACCATCACCTGAATCTCACGTTGGCGAGTAACACGATTAAAGGCCGCTTCTGGCACCACACGCTCAGCACCAGGCTGAATACTCACTAACGAAGTATCGCTGGCTGTATGCGCTCGTATAGGGGAGTCCTCTGTCTTGGCACCAGCACCCTTAACAGCTTCTCGAAGGCCGAGAATATACTGCCTAGCTAACGTACTCATCGCACTAGCTCCAACTCCACGCGAGTCCAGTGACCATCCCCCTGAACAAGCGGCACTTGATTTACACGGTAACGTTCAAACACCCCGCTCTTCACTTCCACATCAACCTCATCATCAAAGGCTAATGGTGTTGTTAGATCGCTGGTTGTGTACTCTAAAGAGTAGTTCGTGGTGTGAATATGGAAGCCCGCCTCGTCACGGATAACTTGAGGCCGGTCAAAGCGAGCCTTAAACTCGCCTGCCGGAGCACCATTAATCAAGCGAATGACCCGCTGACGCATGCCAGCCGAGTCAAACGCACGGTCAAAGACGCTGTTATCCCACATTACTTTGAGCCAGCCTGTAGGTGGATAATGCCTTGTGGAAGAGTTGGCATGTGCAAAGGATTGGACTGACTTTCAATTTCAATGCCTTTATTGAAGCGCATCGTCTCTAACTTAGAGTAGAACGGCACCCCCTCTGAATTCGCCACTTCCATGTAATCAGCCGGAGCAAACCGTGTAATGAAAAAATCAGGAATACCCACCGGGAAGGCACGCGCCTCTTCATCTGGGATGAAAGGCACTTTATTCAGGGACCCACGGTAACGCTCATAGATAACCCCGCCAAGCTCAAACTCATCCGCGGTGTGCCCACGCAACTCTGCTGCTTGCGTTGTATTTAGGTAGGTTTCACGCACCGATTTATGATTAATCAAATCCTCCCAATATTTCTTACCGCACAAGGCGCGCGCTTTTCTCACAGGCATACCATTTAATGCATCCGAGATTAAATCAAGCACATTTTCACTTTGCGTCCGAGCAAAAGTAGTTGCCTTATCCAACTGCATATGGAACTTTGTTTTTTCAATTCCAAACCGATCGTACACATCCTCCAAGACACTCGTACCGTCAGCATCAAGGATCAGACCGTTAATCGCACCTACTCTTTGCCACTCATGCGTTAAATCTAGGCTTTGCCTATGCGTGGTTAAGTATTGATTCAAACGTCTTTGCGCAACCTCCAACTCAGACATGCTTCCAAACGCTCGAATACCCTGAATTTCATCAGCCATCATCGTGGCAGTAAGTGGCAAATGCACTGTTTCGACAGTAATTGAACGACGCCCCTTCAATACAGTTGGTGTTCCAACACCTCCTCGCGGCTTCGCTGGCACCAGCATCAATCTTGTACCGTCATACTCAATTTTTGCAATTGTGCTGGTAATACCTTTCTCATCGAACAGGCCAAGCTCAGCTATGCGCCCTGGCACATGCTCTGTCTCCTGAATAGCAGCCGTCAGCGAGATTACGGAAAATGCTTCATCATCAAAAATTTCAATCTTTGCCATTACTGGCTCCTTTAAATCACCGCTTTCTGCGGCTTCAGAAATAAAAAAACCGCCGTTTGGCGGTCTCTTCGCTGGCGAATTTTTCTAACGTCCCACAATGCCTAGCGCTGCTAACTCGAATTGTGCAGGCTTATCCAGTCCGATAAGCAACTCTTTAGCCACCTCGGCATCACGCTTAATGCAAACCGCTTGACGCAGCTCCGTTGATGCCGGAAGACCTGCATAGAGCACCCCCGCCGCCTTTACCGGATTTTCTTCATCATCGCCCGGACCTTTGTATGGTTCATAATTACCATCTGCTCGTAAGGCTAGTAACTGACCAGCATACAGATCAGTTTCTACTCCGATCACCACAATGTTTTCGCGAGAACGCTGCCCATTTGCCTCCGACATCAGAAAGTCTGCTGCACGTGGCTTCTGCTCAGTAAATCCCATGATTACCCCTTTTTAATTAACGATTTTCGTGCAGCATAAATTTTGGAAGGGTCCAAGACTGGCTGCTGCGTAGCCTGCAATGAACCTGTATTTTCGCGTTGTAGGTTACTCACTTGAACCTGATCGGATGCTTGGACCACGTGATCAAGCAACCGCTCTCGGACTTGCTCTACACCCAAGCCAGCTTTAATAAACTCCGCAGCACGATCAGACAGTTTTGCTGAGGCACACAAACTCATAATTTGATCCGCCTCCTCCACCCTTGCTTCTGCTTGCTGAATACTTTCAAGCCCACCAGACAACAAAACCGCAGTTGATAGAGAGGGGATACCTTTTGTTTGGCACATAGAAACCACTTTTGCAGCCAACTCAGTTGCAGGTAGGCTGTTTACTGGCTCTGGTATAGGTTCAGGCGCCGGGGCTGGCTCAGGCTCAGGCTCAGGCTCAGGCTCAGGCTCTGGAACTGGTTCGGGCGTTGGTTCTGGATCATCGCTGTTACTCAACTCATCAATGAGGTTTTGTGGCACATCAGGTAAGCGTTCCAAAATCCCCATAGCCGCAGCCGATGCAACCATCTTGACCGGCTCTTCCATGACGGTACAAAAACCCATGGATTGCGCCTCTAAAGCATCCATCCATGTCGTGGCATCCATCATTTCAATGATTTTTTCTTCTTCCAAACCACTACGCGCATAAGCAGCCACAATGCCATTACGTGCCTTATCCATCATGTCAGCAGTAGTACGCAACTCATCTGCTGTACCGCCTGTGACGATCCATGCGTTATGGATCATCAGCATGGCGTTCTCTGGCATTACACGTTCGCCACCAGCCATGAAAATGAGTGATGCTGCCGACGCTGCCACTCCATCCACCCTAGTAATGACATGGAGTTTGCTGCGCATTAGGGCGTTGTAAATAGCAAAGGCGTCAAACACATTGCCGCCTGGACTATTCAAAGAAACCAGTATCTTGGTGGCGCCTGCTGACGCCTCATCCAACTGCTCAATAAACTGCTTGGCTGTAACTCCCCAGAAACCAATCTCGTCATAGATGCGTAGCTCTACGACTTTTTCACCCTCCACGTCCTTTGCTTGAAGGGTGTAAAAATGCTTAGGCATGTTGCCTCCGTAAATTAATTAATTCGCTACTGCACATAAGGTGGATCATCAAGGTCCGACTCCAATCCCTTATTACGCGCGTGACGTGAGTCGCTATCTAAGGACAGGCCCATTGAATCAGCCTGATCATTATCTGTGCGCATTTGCTCTGCAACTTCCTCTGGGTCTTCTCCCTGAGCAAGGATGATTGCCGAGCGGGACATAAAACCAGCCCTGACAGCATCAGTGTTGGCTTTTACGTCCTGAACAGGATTGAAATACGCCCAGCCCTGTGGAACCCACAGCACTCGCTTGAACAGTCTTCGATCCATGTATTTCACGGGGATAATCCCAGACAACGAAATGGCATCTATCCAAGCATTCCAAATTGGCCTACACCATTGATGGATAAACACAGACCACTGGTATTGCTCCACCTGACGATGAAACTCATTAACAATCACACGCAATGTGCGGTCGCTAATTCCTCGCAAATCACCTGATGTGGTTTCGTATGGCATACCTACCGAAGCGAAAGCCGCCATAAGTTGCTGGCGCATAAACTCTGAATAGTTATCAGGCGCCCCCGGTGGTGAAGCAAACTTAATGTCTGTGCCGTGCGGCAATGACGTCACTGACCCCGGCTCCATCCCGATAAGGTGCACCCCGTCATCATCAAGCTCAACTCCATCCCCCATACCCGCCGTAGGATCTGGGCCTTCGCTCTCATCGTCTCTAGTGACGACATAACCGGCAAACAGGTTGGATACCTCCTGACGAAAAGCCACGGCATCGTCGAAGTTATCTAGCGTCTTCAAGCGCAATAAGATGGTGGCCAGTTCTGAGACACCACGAACTTGCCCCGGCCTTAGCACTGGATAAGCATGCACCACCATATCTGCTGGAACCTGCCGCAACTCTCTGTAGCCCATCCCACCCTGCTCTGCTGGGTGTCTGTTCCACAAGTGATAGGACACACGACGACCAAGTTGGTCAAATTCAACGCCGTTTATGACTTCATGCCCATTAGGAAGGGTTTTGGTTTCCTCAACCGGTAGAAAATCACCCTCTAGCTGCTGCACCTGCATGGGGACCACCAAGTCATCCTCTGGACGGCGCAATCTAATACGCGCCAGAGTCTCCCCATCAGTAAATATTCCCCGTGCTGCCAGCGCCTGCTGCCCATAGAACCCAAGACGACCATCCGCATCAGACTCATTCACCCAATCTCGCCATAGCTCCTTGAGGTCTTTGCGAACCCCTGCGTCTGGATGTCTTGGGTAGGGCTGTATGCCAGTACCGATTACATTGGAAACCCACCGCGCAACAGCCGTTTTCGCCCATGGATCGTTACGTACTGCATCCCTTGCCCTACGGCGAATCGTCGTCAAATTTCCCGTTGCTGCGCTATTAGGGCCAGCGGCTGATGGGTTCCAGTTTTTTGACCTACTACCTGTCGCGCTACCTCCCTCATAAGCTGATGAGGATGCTGCATTTAGGCGTGTTGGCAGGACGAATCCAATCTGATTCAGTGCTTTGTACCGCATCACACCCCCTTGCCCTTATTCCGAATACGGAACACCCAAGGCTTGCGCCGTCCCTCACTAGCATTTATCTCAGCCACAATGTGCTGTTTTGCTTTAATAAGGTCAGCCATACTTGGGTACCGGACCGACTTATCCCCATACTTGACCTCTAGCAGCCCACTGGCAATTGCCTTGTTCACTGCATCTAAGTCTGAACGTGTGTACGCCATTAGCGTCTGCTCCGTAAGTAACTAGATGACCCCGTTCTCACCGCAGGCCGCCTGACACTAGAGGCCGGTTTTGTTCTGGGCTTAGAAACAGAAACGCCCGTCTTAGCGGGCGTCTTGTCATTTGTTTGTGAATCCTCATCCTCTTTAGGAATTGGCTCGTCGTCTTCTATGCCTAATTTGTCCATTAGGCGCTGCCACCATGCATCTGATTTTCTGGATAGCTCCAAGTGTTGCTCTAGCCATAGCGCGTAAACACTACAGTCTAGAACTTCGTTTCGGGTACGTATTGGCGTCCAAACTGAACGGCTGCCATAAGCTGTCTTACGTATAGCCCTTACCTCAGCGGAAAGCTGACGGAACCACTCATCTGACATATTTGCAGCAAGGTGAACGTAACCTGCACCAAGCTTCTCTACTTGCAATCTGCCATACAGCAAGTCCTTGGCCATATTGGTACCCACCCACCAAAGACGAACACCCTTCTTGCGCTTTTTCCCACGCCAGTCAATATCAACCTGCGTAACGCCATCTTTGATGTTTTTCTCACCAGTGGGTCTCCCTTTAATTGCATAAACACGTCTACGCACGTTTTTCCGCGCAAACTCATACACCGCATGTGTATGGTGACCACCCGTATCAATAGCAGTCGCATAGATTGGTATTTGCTCGCCGCACTCATGTAGGTATCTGCGCTCAAAAAGAAACTCCTCTAGCTCATCCCACACCTGATCCTCGGAGGGGTTACCAAATATTATGTGGTGATCAATCGACCACATTTGACCGCCTTTCCCAAAGCCCCAAACCCCAACCTCAAGGCGGTTGCCCTGAACGTCAGCACCAGCCAATAGCAGCATGCAATCTTTGGGTACCAGCTCATCGCTAATACCAGGTGCTTGGAAACCTTCGATTTCAGCGCGACGCTGCAAATCGTCAGTTTCAATCCTCTCAATCTCCCCTTCCCACGTGCGGCCTAAAGTTGTATTCCAAAAGGCCTGCATTTTCTCCATTTCACCGAATAGAGCTTCCTTGTGGGCTTTGAGAAAATCCTCCACTATTTCTGCCCAAGACTTTACCGGGCTATATGCAGTCCAAACATGAAAGGCAATTCTCAAGTGCGCATGCACCACTTCCCCTTCAGGACTCCTAAACACCCCATTTTGATCTATGGTTGTACCGTCATCGCCAACCCACACTCCCCTCTCAGCCACAGAAAGGTAATCCCCCTGAGTGCTAAATGCCCCGCAATGTGGGCATAAATGCTTGACTGTATCAGGGTCGCCCTCTACCCACTTGAATCCATGAGGCTCATCCTTGCCGCCCCATGTCAACGGGTGAAGCTCATCACAATGGATACATGGAATATGGTATTGATAACGCGCGTCCGCAGATTCGGCCTGCTTTTCCATTAAGCACACACCTTTCAACTTAGGTGTAGAGCCAATAATTAGCTTTGGAAAAGTTGCCCCTTCTAAACGTTTTTGCGCCAGTGTTGCTGGATCGCCCTCTCCATCAATATTGCTATCGAAAGAACTAAACTCGTCAATGAGAGCCACACTAACTGTCAGCCTACGGAAGTTATCAGCAGAAGTACCACCACGCAGATACAACATGCTGCCGATAAACTTCTTTAACTCTAGGGTATTGTCTTTATGCCTTGAATTTCTGTAAGGGAATATTGGATGCAACGCCGTAACGTCACGAATCATGGTGTCAATTTCAGACTTCACAAAGTCGTCTCGCGCACCATCCGTTGGCTGCCATAGCGCTTGGTTTCGTTTTCGATGCTCTGCGAAATAGCCAATCGCAGCAAGCAGCATCTTTGTATATCCAACCCTTGCCGATTTGATTACATTGACTTCATGGACATCATCACTACCAAAACAGGCCAATATCCCTCTCTGAAAAGGCCATGAACGCCAATTCTGTTCTTGCTGCGATGATTCTGCAGACAGATAAAAATTCTTCTCTGCCCACTGAAGAAGTGACATTGGCTCTGGTGCCGAAAACGCCGATAGCCCTCTACGCAGGGCACGGACAATAGCCGCGCGATTATCCGTGACCCGCATGTTTTACTCCTCGGTTTCTTCCCCTTCGATGTCCTCTAAGCTCAGGTTTGCCACCGCATTGCGGGCATGCGCTATTTCACGCCTAATAAAACCTATTTCTGCATCAGTTAAACTTGGTACCCGTCGCTTGATTGAACTAGGGATTGCGTCAAGCAAGGACGCGACTTTCACGCCGGAGCGCACCAGAACCTCTTCGATAACAGACACTGGTGCCAGTTCGGCGCGCCGCTCAAGGTTCGCCATTTCTACCTTGTCAGCTTGCGCAGCTCGCAACCTACCCAGTTCCTTGTCCGGGTCAAACCCCTCTGCATTACTACCTGTACGGCCTGATGCGATATCACGCAAATGCCCACAGTACGCAATCACCCAGTTTTCACCAGTGTCACGGACCTGCAAAATGCCACGTGAAATGAGCCCACTAACAGCAGGCTGCGTAATGCCGACCAATTGAGCAAACTTGGCCTGCGATATCCTTTTCGTTAGGTCCATTATTTCGCCGTCTTCATTGCCAAATCCAACGCGCTGTTGAACTCTCTATCAAACGCCCCGTCGTAGACTTCCTCTATCGACTCATAGAATGGTAGGCGTGGCGCATATACTGGCTCTTTATCGACAGCACGAAGCACCATTTTCAATGTCGATCCATGAATACCGGATTTCACATAAACGCCCGCGGGCAGATGCTGCTCACGGTTGCCAGACATAGAGCCCTTGCCGCGAGAAATGAAGTACACGACACCATTAATGCGTTTATAGCCATCCTTGCCACGAACATTGCGGGCAGTACGCTTCATGCTGTTTGGTGTTGCATTAGCTCTATAGCCCTGCTCACCAAATGCCTGCAGATAAGAAAGAACCTTTACTAGCTGCCCTCTAGACATATTGCCATAGGCGTCTTGTTCAGCGCCGCCAGCAGGCACGTAGTAAGTGCTAGGCCCCACTTGGGAAAGTGAATGCTCAAAACGTTTTTTCTTACGGCCACCACCATGCACTTGAGGCCAAAGGTAAGTGGATGCGGCTACACCCTTACCTGCAAAATCCTTAAACGATAGCTTAGCTTCTAACTTACGCTTATTTGCCCGCTCAAGTCTTAGCGACCGTAAAGTAAACGGAGTGGGTCGATCAAAGACATTAGGCATCAACCCCTTAACGTGAAGCTCAGCGGCTTTTGCTATGTTATTGAGGGCTATCGAAGTGGCATAAGGCACTTGCTTTTGAACGCGTGCTAAGTACGCAGCCTCACGTTTTGCATTGGTAGTGACGCGAGCCATACCCACCCCCTAAAAATATAACCCCCTATGGTCAGTAATTGACCAAAATATAACCCCCCCTGTCATTTCCGAAGGCGTTTTTTTGGGTATTTCCGCATAAACAAAGGGTTTCAGGGCAAATTATTATTACCCCCCTCCCCTTTCAAAAATTTCGTAAACAGAGACAGTCGGGGGTTAGAACTCCCCTTACCACATCCTTTTTTCTAGGGGCCCCCGGCTCTCTTCCAGATGAGAATCACTCTCATTTATAAAGATAAACCACCCATATCCATCCACACACACTAGACTTCGCTCCTCTATAAGCTCACGCGCCTCCTGCCAGCCAACAGCTTGAATCTCTTCCAAGCATATCCAACCAGGGGCATCAACTAATGCCACCCTATCCATCTTAGGCAAAGCTTCACGCTCAATGATGCATAGATAAAAACGCATGACGCACCTTTGGACTACTGTGATTTCAAATCGCACCTTGTCATGGCACACTATGCAAGGAGAACTTAGCTATAACCCCTGCCAAACCGAAGGAGTTTCCTTTAGATGCCTGACATACTGAACCAAACCGTTAACTTCCGGATAAATGACGACGTTATTGACATTCCATCAATGCGAAGCCTAAACCCAGACCAATATCTTGCGTATGTCGACCAGAGTCTGTTCTGGATGGATCATCATGAGGTGCTGAGAGCAACCATAGGCGATTACGCTATAGCAACAACCCAAGAGCAAATTGATCAGCTGATCATTTACCTAAACACAATCAAAGCTGATATGCCTAAGAAATAACAAAACCCGCCGATCTCACGATGGGCGGGTGTTTATGTAATTCTGCTTGCTAGTGTTCAAAACCTATAGACGCAACTTGGCTTGCTTGTATTGTCACACTTTGCGTCCCACTTTCCAACAACTCCATGTCCCACTTTCCACGAGTACATAAAGTGGCTTCCTCTTTCCACCTCATCGCTGCACTTAGCAACTACCCCCTGCTCCTCCAATGACTCAAGTACACGCCTTACTCCTTTACGCAACCTGTCCCTATCAGTTAACGACTTCGGCCTCCCTTTACCTACATGATTCACTATCTGAGTCATCCTAAAGCCACGCCCAGGATAAGCAGCCATTAAGTCCATCACCTCTTTTGCGTACTTCACCTGAACTCCCTCCAAACCTTTTTTCTAAAACTCAACAGCGCTAACTTGTAGTAATCCACTGTTATCCCTATTTTCCTACTGGCTGCTTCTGCTCTGATGTGGTCAGGCATGTTGCCGTACTCTTTGATGCGCGTGTACTCAGCATGCAGCACCCTGCGGTCCTCGTATGGCAGCAACAGGTATAGGCCCTCTACACGCTGCGCACGCTCATAGTTCACCGGCGGGTTGTCTTGCTCTTCCTCGTACACATCTTGTAGCGGGTACATGCACTGTCGAGGCTCCTGCACTACCCGACGCGGACCGGGCATGCTTCCTAACCAATGCATCCGCGCCCAGTTCTGTATCTCGTACTCGACCCATGAAGGTATTTGCATCACACCTCCTTGATTTCAATTCCGTGTACCTGCAGCATCAAAGCGCTTTTGAGTACAAACACATCAGTGCGCACCCCTTTCACATCCTCTACAACCTGAACACCGTCACGCATATAAACAAAGTCAGCGTAGTAGGTGACAACTCGAACCGCCGTACCATCTGACTTGCGCTGCGTAGGTATCAGCTCGTAGCGTTTCTGTAGCTCAAGATCAGTAATCTCCCCAGCCTGCAGTAATAGCTTTAGTGCTTGGTACCGCCGAGCCTCTTTCTTGCTATCGAACTTATGACCGTCTACAACCGTTTTAACGTTCTTGTACTTTGGAGTCTTCTTGCGCCCCCGCGCTGTTATGACTGCTGCCATCACAACCTCCAAGGAATCGGTTTAGTGCGAGCTATTGCATTGAAACGCTTTGGTCTGCCTTTTTTATCCACCCCAAAATGCTGCAGCGTGTTGCGATACCCTGAATCACGCACTAACTCTAAATACTGCTCGGCAGTCCTAGGTGAGCCATCCTTACCCCACCAGCACGCTATTACTGGCTGACACTGCTCAAGCTGCTCTATAGCCTTTACTCGCACTTCATCGCATAAATCGCCTGACTTAAAGTGTGGGTCTAGAAAAAGCACATCTACACCACCGCCACCTAAGTTTCTTGCCTTGGCCTCACACTCTCGTGACCCTACTGGATCGCTCCACCAAAATGGATGAAAGAAAACAAAACCAATAGCCGCAGACGACTCATCCCACTGCTTGCGGTACCCAATCCTTCTGCTGCCATCAGCAGTGAAAATATAGCCCTCGTTCACGCACGCACCTCTGCTGGAATGGCTATGCCGCGTTTCTCAGCTACTTCAATAGCATTCTGCAAGGAACGCATCGCTACATGCTTATGGTTTTTAAACACCCTATGCACCCAATCTAAGCCTCGGTTGTTGTTTACAGCGCCCCCGACCATGCTCATAACTTTCTTGTTTTCCTTAATGGCCTCTGCCTTGCTTACCACAGGAGGTGGCAGCGCCTTAACGGGTGCCGGTATCTCAGGCCATGACTTCTTAGCCAACTGTGCCGCTAATGCTTTCTTCCAGCGCTCCTGCATGCCTACGTATGAGCCGTTCATGATGTCGTGCTGACCGGCCGCTACCGCCGCAAAGAAGATGGCTGGGTGTGAATACGTGAAGTTCTCGCCCTTAGCTCTGGCCTGCATGCCTGCAACAGCCTCATGAAATGCAGTGCTTGGCTCCAAGTATGGTCGGCAAGCTCCAAGAAACTCTGTGAGGCTAGGCGGCTTAGGAAACATTGTCCGGCAACCCTTCAGCCCTGTAGCGATGTCGTCCGGCTTGATGCCTTCGTCTGCAAACGCCTCTGCCCATGAGATTTCCCAATCGGTGATTGCATCCATGTCCGTGAAATTGGCTTTCCAGAGGTACGGATACATGCCATTAAACCGACCGTACAAGTGCTCCATCAGCGTTTTGCCTTCCAGCTTCGCCACTGGCACCAACCAAGGGTTTTCCTGTTCAAACGTCGATAACATTTTCATCCTCCACTGGTTCTTGCTCTCCACCACGCTCTTCGCGACGACGACGCATTGCCTCGGACGCATTAAACTTCCCACCACTTGGTGCTGTCTTCGGTTGGTCTTTAAGCTCAAACAGCCCCGTCCAACCACGTTCAATGCTTTGGTTTACAACCTTGGTGATGTCATTGCCTGCTGCTCGTAGCTTCCCCAGTGTGTCCACAGAAAGCTCTTTGGCATCCATGGTCCATTTCTTACCCGACACTTTTTTTCTGTACCTATCCCACTTTTCCCAAAGCTCAACCGGTAACCAATCCGGTAATTCCAAATCCTCAGTGCGTGCTTTGCGCGCCTTTGGTGGTTCTATTACGGTTCCTTGATGGTTATTGATGGTTATGGGTGCAGGATTTGCGGGGGGTAGGTGTGTAATTGTCCGCTTTGATCGTGTACACGTTTGAACGACCATTACGATCAGCAACTACCAAAATGCCAACCTGTTGCAAAAACTTAATTGCGTTCTGTACCGCACGCTCAGATAAGCAAGTACGCACAGCAATGTAGGCAACCGAAGGCCAGCACACACCATCGTCATTGGCGTTATCAGCCAAGCTAATCAATACTGCCTTCTGACTCGCATTCATGCCCTGTAAAGGCCAACATTGCGTCATGATGATGGTGCTCATACAACCCTCACATACGTTCTAACTGGATGACCCTTGGTGTAGCGGCAGATAGATGGCATAAAGCCAATGTTATGCACCAAGCGGCGTTTAACAGCCAAGCGAGCCACCGCCCCCCAAGCGTTTGAGCTTGGCGGTACCAGATCAGGATGATGCTCGGCTACGTACAAACGAAAGTGCGTAATAGTGAATTGCTCGTCCTGCTTGCGCACCCATGCCTCAAACAAAGACATAATGCGATCGCTCCAATTAGGCGTAACGAAGTCAGCATGGTCTTTTGCCAACGCTATTCCTTCATCAGCCAATTGCTTGCCTGTGAGTTTTATTGGTATCATTTGAGTCATTCAAACCTCCGGTTGTTTTGAATCGCGCCCAGAACTGTCCCCACAGCTGCTGGGTTTTCTTTTTTCATGCCTGCAGCTTCTAGCGCTGCCTCTGGCACATTTACACCACGCGCTAGTAGCATCTGTATGCACTCGCGTAGTAAATCCATTTGCTTTCCGTAACGAGCCTCAAACTGGCCCTTATGCGGATGAACGGCAATGCGACCAGGTGCACCGGTACCGTGCTGGTGGTTACCTGCTGATAGTGGCAACACCAACCAGTGCGCGTTAGGCTTTGTTCGCCCATCAATGTGATGAATGCTCACCATCGGATCAAAGAAACCATCCTTCAAGCTGGCGATACAGCCCAAGCTAGCCATCTGATCGTGAAAGCGCTTCTGCTCTACTGTCACCGGACGACCTCTCATGCCACGCGATGACATAGGCTTCTTCTTGCTAGTCGTGGACTTTTGGGGGCGGTTCATGCCTCCCTTTGGTTCCCACGGTTTCTTAGCGCGTAGTGGTTTCTTGCTGGCCCGTAGAGTGCTGTTCCATGCTTTACTCATAGCTACACACCCGCTGCTGCTTTCAAAGACGATGGCAACGTAAATGCCAGCCCCTTTCTAGCTATCAAACGCACAAAATCAGCCGGTGGCAGCTTCGCTAAGCTATCGACACCAGTTGCTTCATAAATTGCAGCCTTGATCGCAAAAGTACGGCTTGCCTTGTCTTGGTCATGATTCACACCAAAGGCTTTGGCTACGCGTGGATTGTTAAACCAACCTAGTTTGAATAGGTCGGTGTAGTCGGTACCATAAGGTGGCTTTGCGCCCCCAATGAAGCTGGATTTAGTCATTTGGTACTACCATCCCTCTTTTAAACATCACCTCTTCAAGAGAAGCCCTTGCTCCTCGAGCAGTGCCAATTGCTTCACACAGCTCTTTATGTGCATTGAAATGAGCTTCCTCAGACGAGTTTTCACTTAGCGCAATCAGTGCCAGCGTCGCTTCGGTATTTTCTTTAAGCACAACTTGCGCTTTCTTATTTGCATCAAACTCCCCATCCGGACACGACATCATCATTCGTGGCGAATAACCGAATGGACGCAGAATTTCACACACATAGCCATAACGCAGATCGTTAGGCATTGCTGCCAGAACAGACTGCTCAAAGTTCATTGGCATAAAGTTGGATTCTTTGGTTTTGTCATCCAGCCAGCGGAAAATACGATCAGCTGCGTTCTTCGCCAACGTGAACGGGTCGCCATTGGTTTCAAAGCGAATACCTGTTACCTCGGGCATACCAAATTTCTGGTGCGCTTCCACAATTGCCAGCGCAACAGCCTCCCTACTTCCCACACGAACACGCCATAGATCCACAAAGTGCATCAGCGTTGCTAATTTCGAGCGGTGCGATTCATTTCGCATGACCATGATTCCTGTGTTGAGTAAAGTGCTTTCATGCACATAAATGAATAGATAGGGAGCTAACCCATGACCCAGACCGAACGCTTACTACAACAAGCCAAATCAATCTGCGCTGGCGTCACTGAAAACTCAGAAATCAGTGACCAACTACTGTGCTCTGTCTTTGAGCGGTTATGTCTTGAGCAGGACATGCGAGAACCTACTGAACCGCTCCAACACTCGCATGACCTGCATTAATGGGTGGTCAATCCCAGTCGGGTATATTCAGAGATTCCAATAACCAAACTTTTCCCAAAGGAATTGACCATGAGTGAAATCGACTCCGATAAAAAACCAAACCTATCCGGATTAGCTCAGCTCGCTGCTAGAGTTGATGCTCTATTGCTGATAAATGCGGTGCTCATCGACGCAGCGAAAGACCAACCGTTGATGAAAGAGAAGATTCAGGCGGCATACAACGCACACATGAACAATCTACAAAAAGAGGGCAGGAAAGATCTTTTTGAACCCCTGATACAGCACGAGCTAAAGAAGTTTGTTCCGTCAGCTCTCGTACCACCAGCGAGGTAACCCAAAGCTCTAGCGCGGGTCGGATCAACCACAGAACAAAACGAGCATATAAATTACGCATGACTGGACTCCTTGGGGGTGGACTGGTTTGTTTTATCTGTAATTAGTTGCCTTGCTACTCTCGGCCACTGAGATGGATTCTCCAGTGCTATGGCCGCAATAACTCGATCCGCAATCGCCGGAGTCAGGTCATCTGGCCACTTCATGACAGCCTGGTACGTGATACCTATTTTTTGGGCAGCCAGCGATACTGAGCCACCAAGAAGTTTGATTGCGGTTTCTTTTTTCATGCACAAATTGAACCATAGTTCATGTTATTTCGCAACTATAGTTCTCAACTATTAGCTTATATTTCAACCATGGTTGATTACTCAGAAAGACTCGTTTGGGCAATGAAACGCGCTGGCGCTGATGAGCGCTGGCTATCAGGCCGTCTAGGTGTTTCATATCAAGCTGTAAAAAAAGTCGTGGATGGCAAGTCGTCAGCACTAAACGCCGCTAATAATTCATTTGCAGCAAGACTTCTTGGCGTCAACAGCGACTGGCTTGCTACTGGGGATGGCGAACCCGAGTCGGAGCCTAGCAATGAGGTAATCCCTGTAACGCGAAACCTGCCCATCCCATCTGGATACGTCCGCTTGGAGCATCTATCACCGCAACCCTCAATGGGTAATGGGATGCTGTCCAGCGAGGCTGTGCAGGTAGTTCAGCACTTAGATGTTTTAGAGCGTTGGGCACGTGCGGAGCTAGGCACAACCAATCCTGAACGCGTAAAAATCATGACCGGTGTTGGCAGAAGTATGCAGCCCACTATCCACCATGAAGATCTAGTTTTTGTCGATGTTAGTTTGCGAGAAATCGATCGCGAGGGGTTGTACGTACTAGATGTTGCTGGTCGATTTATATTGAAACGAGCAAGAATACTCGCCAGCGGTACTTTAATTATCAGTAGCGATAACAAGGATGAGTACCCAGACGAGGAGCGCTATGACCTTAGAACCGCATCAGACACAATAATAGTATGCGCAAAAGTTCTGGCTTGGTGGACTCTTCGTAAGGGGTAGCCACCCAGCAGTAACACCGCGCAGAAGGTCGGATTATGCGCCCTATGTTGAGAATATAACTAGATTTAGTTGGTGTTTCATTAATAGCAAACATCAACAAGTTTACTTAAAAGTAAAATATGACATGCTATACTGTAATCAGCAAAAGCACTTCACCCTCAACCGTGAGGGAGGTTCGTGCTTACACCGAGATTAGAGATAGCTTTCAGCATGACATTCCTGTGCTGACATTTCTTGAACAAATGAGTAAGCAGTCCGAGCACTCAGCGCATGTTAAAAAGTTCAAAATAATGTTTAAGCGTTTTGCTGACCAAGGTCACGCAGGCCTAACTAGTGAAATGTTTCATCAAGCCGGAACCGTTGGCAAGCTAACAGTTATGCGATTCTCGAGCGGCAGCTTAAGGGTATATTGCTTTTACGATGGCCCGCATATAGTTTTAGCACACGCCGCCCTAAAGAAATCTCAAAAAACCAGCGACTCTGACCTAAATAGTGCAGCAGCCGTTGAGAAAAAGTACAACCAAGGAGTTTAATATGAGCACGCCTACCCCCAACGAGCTTCAATGGTTTTTATCCTCAGACGAATCATCTTTTGAGGCATTGAAGGTGGAGATAGCCGTTCAAATTGAAAAGGCCCTTGATGAGAATAATTTCTCACGATCTGATTTGGCCAAGCTAACTAATAGATCAAGGTCTTGGGTAACTAAGGTTATGAGCGGAGACTCCAATCTAACCCTGGAAACTCTTTGTTTACTAGCTGGTGCATTAAAAAAAGAAATTCTCGTAGAGTTTGTGGATGCCGAACCTTTAAAGACAATACCCATTAAATATGAGTATTCTTTCAAAAACAAGCGACATGATTCATTAAAGACCATTACACCTAAGCTTCTGGATACCGTAGATACTGTTTTTGAGATGCACTGCCATGAGTGAGACGAAAATTAGGGACCAAAAGGAACTTTATAGAGTAATCAGAGCGTTAGAGTTGAAAAGCTTACACCAGAGGAGCTTCTCGGTCGATGTAAATGAACAGTACTCTGGAATCAAAGAAGATACTGTTAGTCTGATGAAATGGGCCCCAACGCGTTATAGTTTTGCTGAGCCGTCCAGTGATGAGGACAACTCCTCTACTATAGCTCTTGATATCGGAACTACTCTCATTATTGCTGACTCAGATGCAGTAAACGACGATGACGATGATAACTCAACCCTGATTCCAGAAAAGGTTATAGCAACTCTCAACTCCACATTTAGACTCGTCTTCTTCTCTAAAGAGAAAATTACTCTATCTGAATCAGAGATATCCATACTTGGCCGAAGCAGAGTTCTTTTTGACATCTGGCCATACTGGAGAGAGTTTGTAGGTCAATCCTGCTTCAGGAGCAATCTCCCTGTTATTGACTTCCCGCCTTTCGGGCCCGATATTGTTAAATATAACCTCTCTTAGAAAGATCATATCTATTCGCGGCCGCCTCTCTAGGCGGCTTTTTTGTGGGCTGAGCCATCCGCCCCCATCGGTTATAGTCTAGCTATCTTTTTATCAGGGAGATATCACATGGAAAGAAAAGCATCTGGAGCGCTAGTTAATATAGCGATACTTTTGGTCATAGCCACCATCATCGCTTCTGTTGTTCTGCTTGCTATGTATGGAAAAACAATAGTAATTAACCCAGGCAACCCAAGCTTTGGCATATCCTCCAGGATTGATAAGGTAATTAATTGGCCTCTAGTTATAGGGCTTGGTTTTGGAGTCTTTTATACCGTACTCCTCGCAGTTTTAGCAGAACGCATATCCAGCACTAATGACCTTATAGTCGATATTCACAATAAGCTTAAGGCTAGTCAGCCAGACTAACCGAAGCCAATCTCTCACGCCTAAGCCCTCGCAATGAGGGCTTTTTTGCGTCCACCGCATAGTTTCATCCATTGATCCTCGGCTCTCTCCCTCTGTTTTTCACTGCCACTCCACATGATCTGAACTTAAGTTTAAACTATAGTTGACATAGCAAAATGAACTATGGTTCAATTAAATCATCAACTCACCAAAGCCTAGCCCGAAGGGCAGCCCAACAGAGTTGCAAACGATCTTTAACAACAAGCAGTGTGGACCACACCGACCCAGCATTACCGGGGGCGGCGAATAACGGCACACAAAGACGCCACGCGCCACGCTGTGAAGTGTTTGGTGCGGAAGGGAAACGGCTGCGCCCAGGCACAAAGAAAAGCAAAAAACCGAATAGATACATTCCTGCGATTGGCGTGAGGCCTACAACATGCGCAGGGTTCGGCGCCCCCCTGATGATTTTGGTAGGGGGCGGTAAGGAAACCGTGCCGCAGCATTTACGGAACCACGCAACACCAACGGCCTAGCGATAGGCCGCTTTGGTAAGCATCAATGGTGGTGCTTACTGAAGCGAGGAACCGATGAAGAACATCACGAAAGCAGCTGTTGTGTTTATTGCAGCGGCACTGCTAGCTGGATGCAACACCGACGATGCAAAAATCGCTGCACGCAACGTCTCTAAAGCTGCAGATCAGTTTGAAGTTAACCGCCGTATTGTGTTCTACAACGGCATCACCGACCGATACATGCTCAGTATCGAGGGCTTGTGCAGCGTTGAAACCAGCCAGTCCGGCCACGTTCTACACGTAACCTGCAAGGTAGGTCGCAGCTCATTCAAGAAACACATGCTCGGCCTTTCCGATAACGTGACCTTCTTTGTAGAGCACCTAGAGCCTACTCCCGCAAGTATGTACCACTACCGAGTAGTGTTCAAACCCCAATCCATACTGCCAGACATTGATTTTCGCGGTAGCGTCGGGGCTGCTATTGACGCCCTGACACCAGACTCATCCGACTAACCGCCCCCCCTAGCCCTCTCTACAGGGCTTTTTGGCAGGCGCTCTGCATGGGGGTCGGTTCCCCATCGCTTACGTAGGCTTTGCAGAGCGTCTACCAAAACCAAATAGGAGGTCATATGACCAATAAGACTGTTTTGAGTGATAACCAAGTCACTAGACTTTCTCTTTCTCTCAAGTTTCAGCCAAGTGGTTCGCAGCCTAAAGATTTTCTACTTAGGTGTGATTTGGTTCGAGAGATCGAGCAAGCCTTACTGCAATCCCCTGAGATACAAGGTGTTATGGATGCCTCAAAAACAGTAAGTAAAGTGTTTTGGGCTACGCATCTTGAGTATGAGAAATTGCATGTAGCTATCAAGATGCTGGATGCCGCTATAGCCGCA